TCTTTATCAAAAAAGACACGTTTGAGCCAGTGCCTCTCGTTCCACGGGTTGAATGTGACCGTGATTTGTTTAAAGAAATCAGGTACGTCTAAACTACCACGAATAGACTCAACAACTGTACTAAACTTATCTTCAGTTTCGATTTGATACGCTTCCTCGAACCATGCCCAGCAAAGAATCCCCACATCAACTGTGATAGATGTGATTTTGAGCTCATCGTCCAGACCACGAAACAAAATCTTTTGGCCCGTCTCTTTGACTGTGATTTCGGGTAAAGACTCATTGAATTTGAATTTATGAGCGACCTTTAGCTGGTTGGCTGCCCACTTAAAATCCGTATAGGTTGATTGCTTGTTCGTATTTGAATACCTACGAATAACAAGTAAATTAGCCCAGGGATATTTCAAAAGACGGATAACATAATTCAAAGCCGTTGTCTTGGACTTTTTCGAACCACGGGACCCCTTTACGACTCGATAGAGATTTCTCGAGCGCCAGAACTTACCATATCCAGCACCTACTGTCTTGGGCAAGTCAACGACAATATCGTCCTGCTTAATCTGGTATGTCTGACTCATTCGCAAACACCACCGTTCCAGAGACATCAGCCTCTACCTTGTCTGTCCAAAGCCTATGACGCTTACCAAGTAATTCAGCCGCCTTAATTCTATCTTTAGCACCAACATCTATATCCGTAATCGTCTGACCTAACTCTCCAATGCTTATCAAGGTCTGCTCTTGTGTCTCCCCTCGCATCACCGAAGTTAGATAACTCAGGACCTCTTCTTGCGTTGCAATCTTCTCAGACGCAAGCTGAGCCAGCCTTTCGTCAATGTATTTCTTAATTTCAAGTTTTTTCAAGTTCTGCTCACCTATCTGGCCGGCCGACCTCCTAGCATAGCCAGCTTTGATAGCAGCATCCGTCGCATTCCCACTGATGATGTACTCATCAGCAAATCTCTGTTGTTTTAAAGTTAGTTTAGCGATTTTCCATCACCTCCATTCAAAAAACCAAAAAGCCACACTAATGTGTGACTTAATGCAAGACCTCTCACAGACTTTGCAGGAATCGAACCCACGATAACAGTTTTGGAGACTGCTGTGTTACCGCTACACTAAAAGTCTAAAATAACGACATCAGAGACTAAACGTCCCTGATACCGTTACAAAAAAATTATTAAAGGAGCCATCAGTTCGTTTTACCGTACTTGCTGACAATACAATAATAGCACATCAAAACTATCATTTGCTATCATTGTTATCAAACATTTTAGAAAGCTTGACTAAGGACTTATCTCTCGCTCGCTGGATAGTAGCTGGACTGCAATTCAATCTTCTTTCTACTTGAGACCAAGATAGACCGTCGATGTAGAGCAATCGCATTACAATGTTCTCAATTGGCTCTTCTAACTCTTCAATCGCTCTAACGAGTTCCTCTTGTTCCTTGTATTCCCTCTCGATTTCTTGATAGAGTTCAGCTATACGATCAATAGCCTTGATGTTCATTTCTTCGGTACGATTATCATTGTTCTGAGATTTCGGCATACTGTCAAAAGTCTGACCTTTCATAATACCAGACCTTAGATTGATAATTTCACAATGTAGAGATTGTATTTTAACATTCTTAAATTTTAGTTTCTTGAGTTCTTTCTCAATAGCTCTCTGCACCCTATCATCCCTCCCCTATCAAAACATTCATAGGCAAGTTGAAATAAGTCGCTACATCTTCAACGTTATACATATCAGGAGCGGATTTTAAATTCTCCCAATTTGAGATTGTTGCGATTGAGTAGCCTAGCTTACTTCCTAACTCTTTCAAAGTAACCTTGTTATCAATCCTTTTTTGTTTTAGCATGAAAGCGAATAATTCACACTGTCTCTTTGTTAAAGGTTTTTCATAGTCCATTCTCCATCTCCTCGATAAGCCAATCAAGGTTCTTGCGTGCTTTCTTCAAATCCTCAAGACCGTTCTTCTTTTGGAAACGCAATAGATACTTGATAGCATTGCCCCAGCACCACGCTGCCTTCCCTGGCAGATTGCCAATAAAGTTATCAATCACTTCAATACTTTCAAGACCTTTTGAGCCTTGGTAATGGCTTGGTTTGTTTACGTTATCAATTTTTTCTGGCTTCATTCTTTTACCTCCTCAATTTTAATAACAGCAAGTCCGTTTTTGTATCGTTTTCTAAGAGACGGTCTAGTGTGATACCTCAATTTCTTTTCTTCAATCCCGGTTTCCTGACTAATTTCTTCAATTGTCCCTAATGTCACAAATTTATCACCTTCGTACAAAGCATACTCACACTTCATAGTCTACCACTCCTCTCCGTGTTCAATTCTTTTTACTAAGCAATCACTACAAATACCATTTTGAAATACACAATCATAATCTAACTTGTCTTTCAAAAAGAAAAACTGTTTACAATCTTCACAATCTAGCTTGTTATCCATTTATTTCTCTTTCTAAAACTGTTCCGATTTTCTCGTTATAGTAACTAAAAATCTTGCTTTGGTTCATTTTAATTTGTGTGATATTGTCTATAAAAAATTCCAAGTCTGCACTCATTTCATCCAACAACTTAACAACCTTTAACTGATATTTCATATCAGGGACGTCAATCGTTAATTTTGACAATCTAGCTACTGATAAACCTGGTTGATTATCTCCGTCTGCGTACTGCTCTATTTCTTCACGCTTCATCAACAGCCAGTGAAATAAATATCGCTTATCTATCATTTCTTTTGGTTCAACTTTAAAGCTAGCCTCTTCCATCCAAAATGGATCTCGATGAAAATAAACTGCACCAACAGTACCCTTACGAGTCAAGCGGATTGTGTCGCTCTCACAATTGAATTTATCTGTAGTTCCCTTTGCATTCATACCAGCACCATAGATAAAATAAGATCCATCTGTCGCTTTCGTTCTGGTACCTGGAATTAAGTCACAAACGTCTAGTAATCCATACTTTGTTATCTTATCCGGTTTCATTCTAATCCTACTGCAAAATTGTACATCAACAAGTAATCATCTAAAACCTTATGGCATCTCGTTATGAAAGATTTTAAATCAATATCTTCGTTGAAAAACTGAATCAATATCAATTGACTTGCTAAATGTTTTTCAAGATGATCAATTGCCATCTGGTCTAATTCAGCATTTACTTGGTCAATGTCTATTTCTTCTTTCTCGACTGGTTTCTTAGGTATTACCCAGCTAAAATCTGAATCTAATGTATCAGATTCTTGATATTCAATCTTTTGGGTCTTACAGTCATAAATCTCTTTTGAAATTTCAGGACTGTTTTTTTCTTTGTCAATGACTAAGAAAATCACATTGATAGATGTGTCTTCAAATCCGTTTTGAATCTCATTCAACTCAACAAGATTATTACCAACCAATTCCCGCATCTTCTTTTCAGATTGACGGTATGCAATTCCAGGGAACATGATATAGAATCCGTATCGCTTCGTATAAGTCAGCGACTTCAACAGAAAAATATCATCAACAACACCTGATTTTTTCCAAGGGTATAGTTCTTTAATAGCCTGTTGATCCTCTTCTGGTAAATCTTTCAATTTCAGAGAGTAAGGCGGATTCATTGCAATTGCATCTACTTGTACATCTGATTGATATGTAAAGAAACTCTGATTATGAACGACTGCGTGAGGGAAATTTGTTTTCAATGCTTCGCAACTTTCCTGCTGAATTTCTACCGCATGAAAATCGGTCATACTGATAAACTGTTCTAGTTGCCCGGAGCCTGCAGCTCCATCGAAGACGGATATATTTTCACCGCAATATTGCTTTGCTTTTTTAGCTAAGTATTCGCGCAAAGGCTTACCAGTCGCGTACTCGGCAAATTTATTGGCTTTCTCGCGGTTATTGTGTTCCACGAACGTCATAGCATCACCTCATCTCCAACTTTCACATTATCAAACACTTCCTTCGTGACTACGAAAATGCCGTAGTTCTGTATTGTGATCGTGTACAGGTCGCCTATTTTCTCCTTGTGGACGACTCTGCCTTTAATTTCTGCGCCTTGATTGTCAGCTTTATAGACGATCATCGGGCGCTTTTCTTCTAGTTCTTTAATGTGGATACTCTGCCAAATATTTAATCCAGCAGATGATAATATCCAGATTGCGATAAAACGTTTCATTCTGTAACCTCCTTAAAGCACCCATCTATTTCGGGGCTTATTTCTTTTGAAAATAGGATTCTTCTTTTCTTTTTTCTTCTGCTTCTGATAATCGCTATCTTTGTTAAAGATAATATCTTCATCTTCAATCAGTTCAGTAATGAAGTATTTAGAGGGGTATCGTTCAGGTCGTTTCATCACTCCACCTCCTCAATCTCAATCCCTGGGCAATCGAATACCCAGCCGAAGCCAGCTTCTTCTAGTTGTTTTTTGGTAAAATTTGTAGCTAGTCCACCCAGAGAGAAGAATAGTTTCTTATCCCCAGCATTATAATATAGCGGTTGTTTTGTCTCTTTCATCA